TTACCCCTTGCTTGGTCAAGCCATGTTGTTCGTATCCGTACATGGACCCTACATACCAAACACCATCTTTCATGATGTAGTAATACTCTGCACCACACGCTTCGGCCTGTTCTAGGAACTCCGCAAATGTGTGTGCCACTTGCCACTCGGTACCTTTCTCACCGCGGTCACGTCCATAAAAGGTACACCAATCTTCGTTGTACTCCGGCACTTCATTGCCGATGGGATCAAGTTTGCTAAAGGCATGTTTCTCGCCGATCTCGGGACGCAGGCTACTCATGTCGCCTAGGGCGATCAATCGATTCGCTTTCGAGCTGTCATAGTATTCGTGCAAGATTTCACCGTTGTGTTCCAAATAACCGTCCCAATGACAATAAATGCTCTTACAAACATCACCGTGCATGACTGCGATACGACTACGTGTTCCCATTTCAAACTCCTTAAAGTTTAGTTATGATCCAGCATTTCGCAATGCCGATGACTACAAAAACAATTACTGCTACAACAACTGGATCCATTTTTAGGCTCCTACTGTTTCTAATTCTTTAACTTCTGAGGGTGACAAAACTGTATAGCCCTGCTTTTCCAAATATGCAATATATGTTGCATTTTTTTTGGCTTTTGCACGGTCTATAGCATCGGGCAATGCTTTGTCAACTGCATTGTGATATGCACGTATGCCCTTGCCATATTGTATGTACGCATGTTGTGCGCCACCTTGTATGCGGGTACCACCACCAAATACTAGTGCATCTGCTTTGTCTTCTGCCACTTGTACGATAAAATTGTTCCAACTCATACTATGTCCTTTATTGCTAACTAAAAACATATTATAGTACCAAAATCATTAGATGTCAAGTTAGTACATTAGTGTTGCCATTAGCAACCACTGCTCAAATGTGTGTACGTGCTCTACGAATTCACGCTCTAATTCTGTATACTTTAGTGTTACCCGTTTTTGCCGCCTGCAATTCACCATTTCTTGGTCTAAAAAGACCCACGTGATCCTGCAGTTTTTATAGAATTTGAACATAGTGCTTCGAGCACGTATATCTCGTATGTTTTGCATGGCCGTTAGACAAGCATCTAAACGATCATGTAACTCCTGATGTTTTTCCTGCATACTGTAATTATACTAGAAAAACCATTCGGTGTCAAATTGTGTAAATACATAATAATCTAGGAATTCACGTGGCAAGATTAAGTTTATGGAAAGACGGCAGACATACGAACGATTATAAGTTCATGGATCGTCGAATCAGCGAAATGTTTACCCTTGGTGGTACGGGTATATTGTGTCACAAATATCTAGGCCCGACTGCACAAGGCGTTCAGCAGGTGACCACTTCTGCACAAGGCGCACCCGGGCAGATTATTCACTTACCAGACACCAGTGTAATCGATCTAGGCGATACGGTGACTGCCACAGGTGTCCCGCTGAACAGCACGGTTGTTGCTAAAAATGCCACGACTATCACAATCAGTGCAAACACAACCTCGGCATTGGGCATAGGAGTTACTATAGGTATAAGTTCAACAGCCGCTCGACCTAGTTACACAAATCAAAGTGAACAAAACATACAAGACTTGTTATGGTTAGAAAACAGAGATCGCAAGTATGACCAAGATGTGTACAAAATGCGTGGACTGTATCAACGTGCTGACCAAGACTTTGACCTAAGCCAATTTGGATTGTTTCTAGCCACCGGAACTGTGTTTATGACGTTCCATTTACGTGACATGGTAGACCAAATTGGTCGTAAACTCATGGCCGGTGATGTATTAGAATTACAGCACCTAACCGAATATGATGCACTAAATCAGGATGTGCCTGCGGCACTGAAACGTTTTTATGTCATTGGTGATGCCAGTATGGCCGCAGAAGGATTTGGTCCGTCGTGGTGGCCTCATTTATGGCGGGTCAAACTTAATCCCTTAGTTGATAGCCAGGAATACAAAGACATACTCAATAATCTTAAAGGCAGTGATGGTACTACTCCAATTGGGCAGTTGTTAAGCACTCTGGATACTAACTTACGTGTTAACGATGCAGTTATAAAAGAGGCCGAAGGCAATGTCCCCGAATCTGGGTATGATGTTAGCAGTTTCTTTAATAAGCCACTTACTGCCAATTTGACTATTCCTGATTCTAATGCTAGTATTACTCCGGGCAGTGCCATTAAGGGTTACCTGACTGGTGATACTCAGGCACCGAACGGCTTACCAATGAACGCCGGTATTGTATTCCCTGCAAGTCCCGCCAATGGCACGTATTTCCTACGTACCGATTACTTGCCAAATCGTGTATTTAGATACAATGGCACACGTTGGGTTGCAATTAACGACGCCGAACGTACACCATTGACCAGAGGCGCAGGCGACATTACACAACTAGGCACATTCGTAAATGCCACAGGATCGTTTGTCAACGCCGGCAACGTTACTATTCCAGTAAAACAAAGCCTAAGCAATGCTCTTACTCCGAAAGCAGATAATTAATGACCGCTCCTTCAAACTATTTTTACGACGGGCAGATACGCCGTTTTGTAAGTCAATTTATACGCATGGTATCAAATTTCCATGTAGAGTTTGGCGCTGACAGCGACGGTGTAGTTCGTTATCAACGTGTGCCTGTCATGTACGGCGATGCCAGTAGACAAGCTGCGCAAATCCTACGCAATAATAGTGAGAACACACTTAATGCTGTACCGGCCATGGCAGTTTATATCAGTGGGCTAGCATACGACTTAACACGTTTACAAGATCCCAGTCTGGTGCAAAGTATGCAGATACGCCAACGTGAGTATGATCCTGTGACCGGAGAATACGGAAGCGGGCAAGGAGAAGCCTATACTGTTGAACGTTTAATGCCAAGTCCTTTTAAGTTAACGCTTAAAATGGATGTATGGACCAGTAATACAGAACAAAAATTACAGTTGATTGAACAGTTGACCACAATGTTTAATCCCACAATGGAAATACAAAGTACCGACAACTACATTGACTGGACTAGTCTAAGTTATGCATTACTAACTGATATGAGTTGGAGTAGTCGCACTGTGCCTACCGGCGGAGAAGAAGCCATTGACATTGCCAGTATGACGTTTGAATTGCCTGTGTGGATCAGCACTAATATCAAAGTTAAAAAGATGGGTGTTATTCAAACTGTTATTAAAAATATTGAGGGATTATCAACATTAGAGTCACTGGGACAAGTTATTACTACTGTAGGCAACTACGGGGTATTATTAAGTACCAGCGCCGGTGGCAACACCCTAAAGTTGTTAAAGCCCTACGATGCAACCACAAACGATGCCTACGGAAACGATACCGTGGTTGGCGCTAGTAATCATGCTTGGACACCATTACTAGATCAATACGGAAAGTTTATTTCAGGCAGTAGTCAAATTAGATTAACACAGCCCGACAGCAGTGAAGTCATTGGCACTATTGCCACGCACCCAACAGATTCTAGTTTGTTGTTGTATACACCGTTTGCTGACACAACTCCGGCAAATACTATAAGTCCTATAACTGCAATAATTGATCCATCAAGTACAAACATCAATACGGCTATCACACAACCTGCAAGTGGTACCAGGTATCTAATTGTTCACAATGTTGACAGCGCCAACACATTTAATGCAGCATGGAAAGGCACAGATAATCAAGATCTTGTGGCCAATGCACACGATATTATCCAATATACCGGGGCACATTGGACAGTGGTATTTGACAGTCAGAACACGAATGTGTTAAACTATGTAACTAACTTAACAACTGGAATTCAATACAAATGGCAAGACCAACAATGGACAAAGAGTTACGACGGGGTGTACCGGGCCGGCGAATGGATGCTGTCAATTTGATAAGTGCAGGTGCACTTATCTACTGTAGAACCACACACAGATATCTTTTTTTACTACGCAATGGCGGACGCCATTCGGGGTCATGGGGCTTGGTTGGCGGCAAGATTGAGCCGGGCGAAACTGTTGTAGCGGGTCTTAATAGAGAAATAGCCGAAGAGCTAGGTGGAATTATCAAGGATGCCAAACTTATCCCTATTGAAAAATTCACCAGCGATACCAGCAGGTTTGAATACCACACATATGTGATCAATGTAGATGAGGAATTTGTTCCTGTACTAAATCACGAGCATAGGGGATATTGTTGGGTCAAGTTAGACGACTACCCAAAGCCACTGCACCCCGGAGTCTGGAGAACATTCAAGTTCTCCAGTGTGATAGATAAAATACGAACGTTAGAGACTGTGTTATAGGTCTACTTCGCGAGCAAAGTCACTGAAACTGATTTGACGGAAGTTTAAAAAGTATTGCCAACTTTCGGGTACTGCATAAGTATCGGCTGGCATTACACGCACAAAATCAACCTGCGGGTAAGTGCTCATTACTTGTTCCATGGCCTTGACAAAGAAAGCCTCGGTGTTGGGGGCTTCTGTGCCCGGATACCCTGTAGTACCTGCATAAACATTATAAGTAAAATGCTCTCCGGCATGACTGTCGTAACAATCAAATCCCATTAGATAAACACTTTGGTGTCCATCAAAACAAGCAAGATAAGCTGCAATGGCACCCATGTTGTACGGTGGTTGTTGTGGAGCCAGATAAAATTTACCCGGATACTTTAAAACCATATCCCCAGTTCCGTAAACGATGGTTCTATCACAATATCCGCCGTTTACCATTTCGTTTGCTACTTCGTCGTTGGCCACAACAAAGTCCGGAATAAAGTCGCGCACAATGGCATTACACCCGTAAGTCTGTACTCGGCCTGCAGACAATAGACCACCTCTATGATTTGCCAAAATTTGGAATAGGTCTCCTTGTGGGTACAATTCAAGTCTACTGGGTCCGTTGCCCAATATTACCGCCTTATTTGATATTTGATTATTAAATACTGCATTAGGGACAAATTCAGCGTCGCTGGTCCAGTCATTGTGTTGGTATGTTAGTACGCTAACTACATCTTCTCCAGAGTAGTTTTCGCGATATAATTGTTTTAGTTTTTGCATTTTTAATCCCGTTATACTGTATTTATTTTGATTCCACTAATCAGACTGGAATTAGCGTTCTAACCAGCTTGACTGTGTTGCTTGCACTGACTCCAGTGCCGTATAAGGTCAATGTGCCTGCGGCGATGCTGACAGTAAACGTCATTCTAGTAGTGGCCCCAGTTATTATTACTCCGTACATGCTGATATAGGCAGTGGTGCCATCATGTATTATGTTTGCTTCGCAAGTTTGATACTGACTATTTGTTACATCTTTAACACTAATAATATACTTTGCGCTTCGATATGTGGCAGTAGCAAACGTATCAATGGCAGTAGAACTTGTACCTATACCTGTTACAGTAGTAACTAAATTAGATAAGTCTTTTCTTAATAACTCATTTCCACCAACTGTACTGGCATCGTGTACCCTGATGGTGTTTAGGGTAGTATCTACGGAGATTTCTCCGGCTGAGCCGGTAAAACTGTTGTTTTGAGCGGTAGTTCCTCGTCTAAATTGTACTACGGTTGGCATCGTTCTCTATTCCTAATATAGTATATTTAGTTAGATCGGGGACAACGAGGCCGTGCCTGCTGCCTCAAGATCACTTGTGATTACAGTTCCGGCAGCATTACAGTCGTAAGTTGTGGAAGTTGCTACGCCAAATGCATCAGTCAGTGTGGTTAAATCACCAAAATCGCCGGTAGGGAAATCACCACCTGTACCATATGCCAATTTGTTCCAGGTAGCGCCGTCATAACTTTCAAAGGCACTTGTAGTTGTGTTGTAGCGAATTGCCCCTTGAACCGATCCGCGTTGATCTGTTGTTCCCACTGGCACAATAAGATTACTGCCTACGTACAAGTTGCCCGCAATGCCTACTCCACCTGCAACTATCAATGCGCCCGTTGTAGCCGAAGTCGATGTTGTACTTTGTAATAGTGTTAAATTAGATGTACTTAGACGTGCAGTGTTTGTGGCATTGTTGTAGAACCAAAGGGTGTTATCTCCGGCGCCCACAGTGGCTTCTGCAAGAATGTATGTGTTGCCATCAACCGACTTGACCCCACCTAGGCTTGCCCAAGCAGCACCGTATCCCTCAAAACTGCCAAGTGAGGTGTTGTAACGTATCATACCCGAGGCGGCCGTTACAGGTCGTTGAGCTGTTGTTCCTACAGGTATCGTATGATATCCTGTACCAGTTTGTACTATGTTGCCTGCTACATAAACGTTGCCCGAAGTATAAGTATCGCCGGCAACCGACAACTTATGTTGTGGACTTGTGTTTCCACCAATACCAGTGTTATTGAATCTTCCTAATGTTAAGTAACCTGTG